TGAGAAAGTCTTAACTCAAAAGTTTTGTTTACTGGATTTACTTCAAACCCTTGATTGCTTTTTTAATACCAAAAATATTTTCGTTTCGACATTCCAAACATACAACTAATTTTTCAATCTACCAAATAAAAACGGTAATAAATTTTTACTACTTCAGTAGTAAACAATAAAAAACCCGCAACAAATCAATGAGCGGGTTCTCTAACCAAAATTAACCTTAAACATTATGAAAATCAAATATAATTAATGTTTTTGGATTGACAAAATTTATTTAGTATTTTATTTAATTTAAAAATTACTGCTAATAGATATGTTTACCTTATTTATGCGGGGAACATCATTATTTAATTTATTTTCACAAATAGAACAACTTATAAATTCTCCGTATGGCATTTCTATTTTTCCATTATTACAAAATTCGTTTTCACAACCTTGTGTTAAATCTAATTCTTTTTCATAATTAATAGCGTTATTGTTAACTTTATCAATTATTTCTCTTTCAAGTTTTTTAAAATGATGTAAATCTAAATTAAATGCTTGTGCATAAGTAAGCATACCGTGATAAAAGCTATTTTTTTCTGTTTTTGAAAGTTCTTTTAACCTTTCAATATTTCTATTGTTTGTTTCTATTAATTCTGCTATTGCTGTTTTCATAATTTTATTTTTAAATATTTTGGTTACAATTTAACATTCCGAACTCCCAGCATGGTTACTCTAGGCAGTCTTTAAATTTTACCACTCCAAAATAAATATTTACCCAAATTTACAACTTATTTCATCACTCACAATAGGTAAACACTATTTATATCAATTCTAAATAACAACTAAATAGTTAAACATAAGGAATTTATTTATAGTTTTGGGTAACTTTAAATATAAAATTATGAGAGTAAGGCTTAAACCACACGAAGCGATTGCGCTAGGTTTGGAAGTAAAAGAGAAATTAATAGTTGGATTTCCAAAGTACTATTTAAACAAAAGCAGAAAAAAACAATTAGATAAAATTAGGGATTTTCATAACTCTAACTTTGCAGAAGTCAAACGTACTTTAAACAAAGATGGTGAAGTAATAACCAAAGTTGAAAAGTTAGTTCCCGATGCTTTAATCGAAATCCCTTTAAACCACCAAATTAAAAGAGTTAGTACAAACGTTGCAACAAAACAGCAATGGGTAATAACAGAGCCGATAAAGACTGTAGAACTTGAAAAGGAAATTGATTTCTTAAGTATTTTTAAGGATAAGATTGAGCCGATAAATTATACCTGTCAACCGCATAATAATAATGGTTTTGATAGGTTTATTATTTCTGACATTCATATAGGAATGGATGTAAATAAAGATGGTTTTGCTTTATACGATGGCAATTGGGATGAGAAACATTTAAACAATAGGTTAGAAATAGCAATAGACCACATTTTAAAGAACAAAGTATTTGACAATTTATACATAGACGATTTAGGGGATTTGATGGATGGATGGGATGGTATGACGATAAGACGTGAACACCATTTGCCTCAAAATATGGATAACCAAAAAGCATTTGACGTAGCGTTACGTTTTAAAATAAGAATGATTGAAAGTTTAGTCGGTGCTTATGATAAAATCATTTGCCATAACATTACAGATGACAATCATTCGGGAGCATTTGCTTACATTGTTAATTCAGCTTTTAAAACGTACATAGAATTGAAATATCCTAATAATGTTGAGGTTAATATACAAAGAAAATTTATTGATTTTTATAAAGTAAATAACTTTACCTTTGTACTTTCTCACGGAAAAGATGGTGGTAATATGAAATTTGGTTTAAAACCACAATTAGATGACAAACAAATAAAATTTATTAGTAACTTTATAGACGAAAATTTTTTAGTTGAGAAAGGAACGGTTATTGAATTTGATAAAGGGGATAGTCATCAAAGTTTAATTGATAAAAGTAGTAGTAAAAAGTTTCAGTATCATAACTTCCCAAGTTTTGCACCACCATCAAATTGGGTTAAGACTAATTTTCAAAACAGTATGAGCGGATTTAGTTTTAGAAACTATTACGATAACGGACAAATGAGTAACCACGATTATATATTTTAGATTATGGAACAGGTATTAGTAATATATGAAAAAGACACTTTGTCAAAAGACACAAGCGTTATTGGTGTTGCATCAACACAAGAAAAGGCAATAGAATTAATTAAAGAATATTACGGTGAAAATTCAATATTTTCCGATATTAAATATATAGAAGAAAGCGGTATTGAATTTTATATGTCAGTTGATGTAGCCAGTGTTTATGGTGGTATTTATGATATTACAGTTTTTTATTTTAATATCGATGTACTATGAGCCTATCTAACTACCAACGGATTAAAAAAGTAATGAATTACTATTACTTAAGAGGTGTTTCAAATAAAAAAGTTGAGGAAATATATTATAAAATATTGTTTAATAAGTATAATATTAAAAATAATTTTGTATCTTTATATAAATCCTCCAAGATTTAATATTAATTTAATCCCCTTTTTATAGTCTACTTGGAGGTGTTATTTAAAGGGGTGTTATTTTTATGATAGGAATTTACAAAATAACCAATCCAAAAGGGAAAGTTTACATTGGACAAAGCATTAATATAGAAAATAGATTTAATGGCTATAAAAATTTACATTGCAAAGCGCAACCAATTTTATATAATTCTTTTATAAAGTATGGTATTGAAAATCATAAATTTGAAATAATAATTCAATGTGAAAAAGAACAATTAAACGAACTTGAAAAGTATTATCAGCAGATTTATAGTGCTATTGGAGAAAAAGGATTGAATTGTTTTATTGTTGGAAGTGACGATGAAAAAAGACTATACTCTCAATTTACTAAAAAAAATATTACAAGGCAGAAAAAAAATAAAAAGAATATTCACAAAAGAAGATTTAATTAAGCGTTCTGAAAGAATAAGTGGAAATAAAAATCCAATGTTTGGAAGAGTAAAAGAGTTAAATCCATTTTATGGTAAAAAACATACCGAAGAAACAAAAAGAAAAATATCAGAAAAAAATAGCGGAGAAAAACATTGTTTTTATGGTAAAAAAAGAAATTTGGAATACATAAAAAAAATAAGTGGGCAGAACCATTACAACTTTGGTAAAAAATGCGAGAGGACTTCATTAATGAATAAAAAAAGAATAGGTCTTTTAAATCCTGTTGCTAAAACATTATTAGATTATAATACGGGTGTATTTTATTATTCTGCTAATGATTATTGTGTTATAAATAATATAAGTAATTCAACATTCAGATATAAATATAAAACAAATAAATTAAAAAATATATTATTTGTTTAATAAAGAAAGCGTAAATTTAGTATTAAGAAAAATAATAAAACAAAGAAATGAAACAACAAAACTATAAAGTTGGAGATAGGATTTTAATATTCGCTGGATTAGTAATATTACTTTTTTGGCTATGCAGTTGCTCAAGTCGTAAAGTAAACAAATCCAAAACAGAAACAAAAGAAGTTTCAACTACTGAAGCAACTTTTAAAGACAGTTCAAAAACCGTTACTAAACTTGAAAGCAACACTAAAATAGTTGATATTTCGCAAAGTGATGAATTGGTTATAAGTCCGATTGATAACACTAAAGAAATGGTTGTAAATGGCAAAACTTATTTTAACGCTAAAATTAGACGTTTAAAATCTAAAAACAATATAACTACCGATAAAAGTACAATCGCCTCGCAAATCAAACAAAACGATGTAAAAAAAGCCGTTAAGACTAATAAAAGTAAAACGGCTATTGTGAATGTTAAAAATACTGATAGAAAACAATTCAATTTTTGGTGGTTGCTTTTACTTGTCCCTATTTATTTACTCTATAGAAAGTTTAAAGGGTTGCCGTTGTTTTAAAATAAATTTTCTAATCTTTTACGATAACTTTCAGCTTTTTTTAAATTATTATTAAGAGCATTAAATCTTTTGTTCGCATATTCAATATCTGTTACATTTTTTAAGTTTTTATGCCAACAAGAAATTCTGTGTTTAATTAAATTAATATCCTCATCAACTAATTTTAATAAATACTTTTTCATAATTCTATTTTTTATTTTAACTCCCTATTGGGATTTTAAGGTTAGTTCTTCGTTAGTTAAAGCAAAGTAAAGGTTTTGAAGTTGGTGGACTGAACTTATTTCATATAAGTTTTCGTGTTCAAAATAATTAACATTATAATTAAACCCTCCAATTCCATTTTTATATAATGCTATTTGATTATGAAATAAATTTTCGTCTTCTTCAAACCCTAAATCCAAAAGCCATTGTTCGTTTAGTGAAATTGGTTCATAATTAAATGTTATGCTTTCTTCAATTCTTTCAAAATCAGCAATAGTTATCTTTTGATTTAATTTTCTTCCATTTCCTGATTTTAAACTTTTACAAACTAAATTACCAATTCGCAAATCAGTTGCTTTTAATACTTCCATAATATTTTCTATTTGCTTCGGTTATTCCGAAAGGTTAGTTACAAATTGTTTAAATGCGTTAATTGGTTTAAATAATTATAAACCCTAATATGAGTTACTGATTTTTCTTCTCCACACAAACAACATTCTGACTTATGAAAAGTTGAAACTCCAGATTTTTGTTTTTGCTTATCTGTTAAAAATTCAATTCCGCAATCAATACATACGTAATCCGATTTTCTGTTTTCTACATCTTCTTTAGTGTACTTCATAATTTATATTTTTTAAGCAAGTCTATGAACTCGCTTTCGGTTACTTTGGTTTTATTTAAAGGAGCTGACGTCATTATTGTAAATTGTTTATCTAATGGATGTGAACAAAAATAATTTCCTCCGTTACTTACAAAAGAAAAGGATTTAGGGTGTAGCCATGTATCTAAATTATTATCTAAACAAAGTTTTTTAAATCGATTGCATTGTTCTTGACTTTCTATTGGAACGTAAACGTTAAATATTGTATTTTCCATCACTTTATATTTTCTAAAAATTGGTTAATTACGGTATCGATTGTTCCTTTGGCTACCATCGGAATATATTTTTCTTCTGATTTTTTAGGATAGTCGGGATTTAATCCATCGAAAGCCAATACGTTTTCTTTAAGAACTTCACGCAAAGCCTCTATGTGCTGTTTTGTATGTTCTTGCATAGATTCTAAACAAGTTTTATAGAATTTTACACTATACCTAATTGGCAAATTATTTTTAATGTTTTTAGCCAATATTTCATCTGCTGTTATCTTACTCATTGTGTTTTTTATTTAGGTTGTTAAAAGTGAATAGTTTTCAAGTCTTTTACTTCTTCTAATATTTCTTTTTCGTCGGTTAAATTCAAAAGCATATTTAGATAAACAGCGGAATTTAAAGTAACAATATGTTTCCAACCGTTTAACTCTAAATCTTCGTGTTCATTTTTACTTTGTTCAAGGTCTAAAACCTTTACATTATCATCTTTTAAATATATAAATACCATAATTCCTATTTTTAAGTTATAGCGACAATACGCTGTTTTTTAGTGTGATACTCGTAATTAGTAGCGACAAGCCAATAGACGAAAGGCATCCTTCGTCGCCTTTCATCAAGCCCCTGCTACGCAGTCGATTCAAGACTGTCCTCACGGACGTCTATCATCTCCAGCTTGGACGCATTTCTTCGAAAGAAAACTTTCTCAAAACGACGACCAAGCAGGGGCTTGACGTTATAAGAAATAGCTACGATTTGTTTTCATAAGTACCATTTTCCAAACATTCTAAATAATATTCATACATTTCTTTTAATTCTTCTCTGTTCATATATTTTGTTTCACGCCATCTTTGAACGTTTAGCCAATATGCAAAATTTACTGATTCTTCCATAATTACTTTCTGTGTTAATATCCGCTACTTCTTATAACAACAGCTACACGCCATTGCTATTTTGTTTATATTAGTTTAACTTTCACGTTTTAGCGTTTCCGAGAGTACTCGGTTCTTTGAACGCAACGGACGTGTAGCCGTAGAACGTTACCGCCAATACTACGAATCGTTTTCAGAAGTAAGTACATCACTTTTCTTTGTGGTTATAAAACTTGGAGTTAATGGCTTATTAAAAGTCAATAACGAAAGCCATATTTCGCCTTTAAACAAAACTCGTAATCTTTCTTTAAAAGTTAAATTCCAACACGTTATCACTTCGCCTTGTGGGCTGTTATTTCTAAATGCTGGTAATGGTTGGTACTCTGGTTGGTCTTTTGCAAAAGTTACATTTGCTTCTTTGAATTGTTTTGGTGTCATTTTATTTAAAATTTGATTGTTTAACATTAGCTACAGCTACAAAGCCACGCTCTAATTCGGAAATAATCCATCGTAAATGTTCGGCACTATCTCGAAACCCTTTTTCGTGTGCTAGATGAATATTACCTATTAAGCCTTGAACAAGAACATTCGATAAAACTTTAGAACCGTCTTGCGTTGGCAAATCTTCTTTATCGATGTATTGCCTTTTTTCAAGTATTCCGTTTACTTTAAGATTAAAATCTGTTGCAACGTGTTTTGATGTTGCCATTCCTTTTTTATGTTCTAGCGTTAGAACTACTTTTGCTTCAAATGAAAATTCCATATAATTTTGTTTTAGTTTTAAAAACCCGTACTGTCGGTAACAAATGCTTGTAGCTATTTGCAGAAACATTTTCTTTCTATTCACGTTTGCGGTAGCAAACAGCTACAAGCATCAAACGTTATAACTCATTTACCAGTGCTAGTATGCTAGAAGGAACTTCTTTAAAGAAATAATCAT